ATGACAACTTCAGGTACATACGGCACGACCGTCATTAACGTCCAAGAGTTTATTGACAAGGGCGCACGACGAGCAGGCAAACTCGCAGAAGAATTAACCTCCGAGCAGGTGGCCACGGCCCGATCCTCGCTCCATATTCTGCTTTCAACGTTGATCAATATCGGCATTCAGTATTTTGCGATCGACAAGAAGGTCTTCGGTCTCAAGGCAAACCAGTACATTTACACCCTCCCCGCCGGGTCTAACGACGTCCTGCAGGGACTCTATCGGCGTATGAACCGCCCGACCGGTAGTTACGCTACATCGGACGGAGGAGACGTAGCGAACGCCTTTGATAGCGACATTGACACGGTCTGCACCCAGACATCGACTAACGGCAATATCTCAGTCAATTACGGCACCAACAACCCGGTCTACATTGGATCGATTGGAGTTCTACCTGCGGCAACCGGTAACGTCACGGTGGTCTATGAGTACAGTTACGATGGCTCGTCATGGGAAACGCTCTACAGTCCAGGCGCTGAGGCTTGGGTGGATAACGAGTGGATATGGCATGACATCGACCCCGGTGTGACGGCGCAGTATTACCGTATTCGAGCAACTGGAGGTGCAACTCTTTCTTTACGTGAGCTTTACTTTGGCAACAACTCAACCGAGATCACAATGGCTCGATTGAATCGTGACGACTACACGAACTTGCCAAACAAGAACTTTACGGCAAACCAGCCGTTCCAGTACTGGTTTGATCGCAACATCCCTGAGCCAAAGATGTACTTATGGCCAGTTCCCTCGGATACCTTCGTGCAGATGACGGTTTGGTACTCACGTCAGATCGAAGATGTTGGCGCTTTAACGAATGAGATTGCAATTCCCGGTCGATGGTATGAGGCGGTTCTTATGATGCTTTCTCATCGGATGGCTTTGGAGTTACCCGGTGTGGACGTGGCGCGTATCACTTACCTCGAGCAACAGGCAGAGAAGTACCTGCATCAGGTTGAGCAGGAAGAGCGTGACAAGTCCCCCATTTATTTTGCGCCATCAATCGGGTGTTACACAAGATGACCTTATTGTCAGGATTTCATAGGCACCACATTGTTCCTCGTTATATGGGAGGAACCAACTCGCCTGACAATCTTGTTCTGTTGCACCCCATGGATCACGCTATCGCACATTTTGTACGCCATAAAATTTATGGGAACCCTGCTGATGCGTGGGCTTTCAACAGAATAGTTTCTGGGATTCAAACTGACATTGTTCCTTACGCTAAAGGTTTTTCTCGTCCGTACATGAAAAAGCCAAAATCTGAGGAAACTAAAAGAAAAATGTCCGAGGCCGCAAAGGGTAGAAAAAAATCTGCTGAGGCCGTAGAAAAAATGAGAAAATCCCTAACCGGCAGAAAAGCAACTGGAAAATCTCTTGAGGCACTTCATGCGCACCGGCACTTAGGATGGACAGCAGAAGCACAAAAAAAGAAATCTGCCAAAACAAAGGGTGTCCCTCGTCCGTATGCAAAAAACAGCAAGCCCCCGTCAATAGAGGCTTGTGTTGCCGGTGGTAAAGCCGGCAAGGGAAGAAAACAAACGCCAGAGCAAATTGCAAAAAGAGTTGCTGCTCGTAAAGCTACCCTTTTAGCTCAGGGACGCACGAGATAATGCCGATCTTTCTTGACACCACCGGAATGTCTTCGTTATCGATCGCAATCTGTGACCGGTGCAAGATGAAGCGTGCCTATTCGGTGATGCGAAATGATCCCAACTTTCCCGGCCTTCGGGTGTGCAACGAGGGGTGCGCCGATCAATTTGATCCCTATCGGTTACCTGCTCGCAAGACAGAAAAGATAACGATTCGGTTCCCACGACCGGACTTGAGTGTAGCGGTGGATGACAATAACCTCATCACGACCGGAGATAATGAATTTGTTATCTCTACCCAGCAAAATAATGACGTTCCCAGCGATAACGGGAACCTTGACGGCATTGAGGTCTAAATGGCAAACGTAACGATTACCCAATTACCCGCCGCCGGAGCCATTACAGGTTCGGAGTTGGTGCCTATCGTCCAGAATGGGCAGACCGTTCAAACAACCACGGCGGCTATTTCAGCGTCCCCCTCGCAGACGCAGACCTTCATTACAGTCAACCAAGAGCCGACGCTGCCGAACTCTCGTGCGCTTTCTGGATCGACCGGTGTTGGCATCACAGACAACGGCGCTCAGAGCACGCTTGTCGTAAACCTTAACGGCGCCTCAGGAAGCCTCGAGTCGTCCGGTGTAGGTCTCATCGCCAAGACTGGTGGAACGGTCACAGGACGCACTCTGACGGCTTCTGGTAGTGGATTAACGGTCACTAATGGCAATGGCGTCTCAGGCAACCCTACGGTGGCCTTGAATGGTGCGCTTGCGGCGCTTGCCGGGTTATCAGGAACAGGAATCCTAGCGCTTCAGAACACATCGTCTGTGGGTGGCATTCAGATTCTTGGTACATCCAATCAGATCAACGTTGCAAACGGCAACGGCGCAGGCAATCCTACGATTTCGATTTCGGATGATCCTACGCTACCGGGTACCGGCGCAGTCTTGATGCCGGGTGGTACGACTGCTGAGCGCCCCTCAGGAACTGCTGGTCAGGTGCGGTTTAACTCCGACACAGGCTTCATGGAGTACTACACCGGCTCAATGTGGGCGAATCTGTCTGCAGGCGCATCCATCGCAAACAATATCGGTGGTGGACTCGCTAACGAGATTCTCGTTCAAAACGGGCCAAGTTCAACAACATTTATTACCGCACCAACAGTTGCAAATACATTCCTTGAGTGGTCTGGGAGTGCGTTCCAATGGTCAGCTAATCCTTTAGGAACCGTGACATCGGTGGATGTTTCAGGTGGAACGACAGGATTGACCTATTCCGGCGGTCCTATTACGTCGTCTGGCACGATCACGATGGCAGGCACCCTGATCACCTCGAACGGTGGCACGGGGCTTGATAGTTACACGGCAGGCGACATCACTTATTACGCCACAGGAACCGCCTTATCGAAGCTCGGCATCGGATCTTCGACCTTCATCTTAACGTCCTCAGGAACGGCTCCTCAGTGGACGGACCCAGCATCGATTACGGTTAGCGTTGCTACCAATGTAGCAGGTGGCGGGGCGAATCAGATCGTCTATAACACCGCCTCAGGAACGACATCGTTTATCTCGGCGCCAACGCTTGCAAACACCTATTTAGAGTGGTCAGGAAGCGCCTTTCAGTGGTCATCAAATCCATTAGGTACGGTGACCTCAGTTGATGTTTCGGGAGGCACTACAGGGCTTACAACGAGCGGTGGACCCGTTACAACGTCTGGAACCATCACGCTGGCTGGAACTCTCGCAGTTGCGAACGGTGGTACCAATCAGACTTCTTACGTTGACGGCGAGCTTCTGATCGGAAACTCAACCGGTAACACCCTAGCAAAAGCCACGCTCACCGCAGGCACCGGAATATCGGTAACAAATGGTTCAGGGTCAATCACAATTGCGGCCACAAACAATGGCACCGTGACTTCAGTAGACGTCTCCGGGGGAACCACAGGTTTAACGACATCTGGTGGACCCATAACATCAAGCGGCACGATTACGATCGCTGGAACGCTGATTACAAGCAATGGCGGAACGGGATTGAATTCCTACACTGCCGGTGACTTGGTGTATTACGCAACCGGCACGGCACTTAGCAAGCTCGGCATCGGTTCAAGCACTTTTATTCTGACCTCAAGTGGAACGGCCCCTCAATGGTCCGATCCTTCAGGCATTACGGTTGGAACCGCAACAAATGCTACAGACGCAACAAACGCTGACAATGTCGCCGTTACTGCAACATCCACAAACGCAACGTATTACCCGACCTTCGTTGACGCAACGACTGGCGATAATGCAATTGAGGTGGATACCGATTTAACATACAACCCATCGACCAACACCCTGACGGTGCCCACTCTCGTGGCGACCACAGGCATTTCAGGAGGTACCTTCTAATGGCGGCCACAGGATTTACACCCATCATTCTTTATCACTCAACGACCGGATCAGCGGTACCGAGTAACGCAAACCTTTCGCCAGGGGAGTTGGCGTTAAACATCGCCGACATGAAGCTCTATTGTGAGAACG